CACCTTCGGAAGCCCGTGCCAGGACCTGAGCGTGGCGGGCAAGCAGAAGGGCATCCATGACGGAGAGCGGAGCAATCTGTTCTTCGAGGCCATACGAATCATTAAGGAGATGCGGAATGCTACAGCAAATCAGTTTCCTCGATGGGCTGTTTGGGAAAACGTCCCCGGAGCCTTCTCCAGCAACAAGGGCGAGGACTTCCGGGCTGTCCTCCAGGCGCTCAGTGAAGCAGGGGGGGGCACAGCTGCAATACCTCGACCTGCGGGCGGGAAGTGGCTTCATGCAGGAACTGTTGTGGGAGACGGTTACAGCATTGCCTGGCGTGTGTATGACGCTCAATACTGGGGCGTGCCCCAACGCCGTGCGCGAATCTACCTTGTCGCAGATTTTGGAAGCGGACGCGCCGGAGAAATACTATTTGAGCGCGAAGGCTTGTGCGGGAATCCTGCGGAGAGCGGAGAAGCGCGGGAAGGAACTGCCACAGATGCTGAAGGAAGCGTTGGAGGAAGTGATCGCATTAAATGCCTGACACCGTGGGACTGCGAGAGCAAACGGCAGTACGAGGTGGACGGTGCTTACAGAACGCTAGATGCCGGAAATGTGGCGGGCGGCCAGGCTCATGGCGTGTGTTATGCCATTGACCACGTTGTTACAACCGGCGGGAACTGCACTGCCCAAGGCCCATGCTACTATCGGCAAACTTGCCCAACGCTGAAAGCAGCTGGTTCTCATGGTGTGTGCTACGCCTTGGATGATTGTTCATCAAACTCCATGAAGAGCAATAACCCCAACAGCGGATTCCACGAAGAAACGGTGGCGAAGACTCTCCAGACGAACTCAGATCCCACTTGCAATCAGGGCGGGAACGTGATCGTCCAGACGGTAGCCATCGAAGGAAACGGAACACTCGACAGCCACATGGGGAACGGATACGCCGAAACCGATACCATGTACACGCTCAACTCTACTGAGCAACACAAGGTGGCATACGCTATTGAGGGTAACGTGGTGGACCGCGAAGCAAAGCAGAACGGCATGGGCATCAGCGAAGATACATCCCCTTCCCTTAACACGCAGGACAAACACGCCGTGGCATACGGGATTGATCAGCAGGGCGGGAAAGGCAATGCCGGATACGCCGAAGGCCAGGTCCCAGCGCTCTGCTCTGACAGTCACGGAACGCCGCACGCGGTGTGCTATGCCCCGAACGGCAACCACTGCGGAGCGTACACCGACAGCGACATCAGCGCAACACTCCAGACAAGATATCACTATGGGGGGGGCGGAGACGCGGCAATGGTCGTGTACCCGGAACAATGCAGGACGCTGACACAGCGGTACGATTCCAGCCCCTGCGTGGATCGCGGGCAGGAAGTGATCGTACAGATGCGGACGGAGGGGACGAATGAGTGAAAACAGCATGGCCCGAATCGACGGGCTGCCTGTGCGCGATGATGAGCAGGGGCTTCAACGGCCAGGATGCAACGGGGCTGCTTGCCGTTATCAGAATTATACAGGGGGGGGCGTCTCAGCGACGCTGGATGCCTCCTACTACAAGGGTCCAGGCTCCCGCAATGGAAAGGAGCGTGAGTTTATGGCGATAGAGGATAACGGCCAGAAGCGCCGCTACATCGTCCGACGTCTGACCCCGCTTGAGTGCTGCCGGTTGCAGGGCTTCCCGGACTGGTGGCTCGACGGCGTGGAAGGATCGGACAGCGCGAAGTACCGACTATGGGGCAACGGTGTAGCGCTCCCTTGCGTGGTGGACGTTCTCGGACGGATCGCGGACGCCATGCGGGAGGAAGAGCAGGACAAATCTGAATCACCTGCCGATACGGAACCGAAAGGGTCTGACAGATCTGAATCACCTACCGATACGGAACCGAAAGTGTCTGACAGATCTGAATCGCCTGCTGACTGATTACGACAATCCATCCAGGGGGATCGGGCTATAAGCCCGGCGTGCCGGTCTCATGTGCAACTCCACCGTCACGTACCGCTCTGGGCTGAACGGGGTTTATGGTGCGCGTCGGCATAGCGCGTACATCCTCCTCTTCCCCGGAACGCCTCAACAAGGGCGGCTGTAAACCCCGGCGGCGTTTGCGGTCAGCGCCGGAACAAAAAACCGCGTTTTCAAGGGTATGGAAACAAGACGGGAATCAAAGAATGCTTACTTCTATCCTCGACCGACAACGAAGCGGAGGGTGACAACATGGAATGGTGGCTGTTTGGTGCGATGCTGGTGCTCATCCTGATACTGGCGGCGGAGGAGGCAAGGCACGGATGAACAAAAGAGAAAAGCAACTATACAACGTGTACCGCGTGGAAACATTTGGGAACTGTGAGGGAGCAAAAGAGCGCAGGACCTACATCGGTGCGACGTGGGCTGTAAGCGAGGAAAAGGCGCTGGCGAACGTGGAGCACCAGGAGCGCGGGCGGGCGATGTACCGTGGCGGCGCTGAGTTCGACCTCGGTGCGGAGAACTGGGCCGATATCCACTACGAAGCGGAGTTGACGCAATGAAGATCCTGATCGACACACGCGAAAAACCGCAGGCCATCCGTGGCATCATCGCATGGTTCGACCGGCACGGGATCGCGTGGGAAAAGCGGACGCTGAAGACCGGCGATTACATGCTTGAATGTAAAAACGAAGATTTGAATAATGCGAATTACGCGCTTGAATGTAAAAACGAAGATACGGAAGAAGAGCCGCCCATGATCACGGTGATCGACCGGAAGCAGAACCTGACCGAGCTTGCGCACAACCTGCTCTCGCCTGACCGTGGGCGATTCTACCGGGAAGTGCGCAGAGCCAGGGCGGATGGCATCCGCCTGATCATCCTGTGCGAGAACGGCGGCGGCATCAGAACCTTCGAGGATGTGAAGCGCTGGAAGCCCAAGTATGGCAAGGTGACGGGCAAGGCGCTGGCGGACGCGATATTCCGGCTGGAGATCGGGTATCAGGTTCCGGTGCTGTACTGCGACAAGCGGAGCACCGGGCGGCGGATCGCCGAGATCCTCATGGGGACGGAAGAGGTGTCAGGCAATGGCAATTGATTTTGATTTAATAACGGATACCATCCGTCAGAGCGTGAGCGCCGTCCAGGCGGGTGAAAAACTCGGACTGAACCCGGACCGGAGCGGGCGGTGTGCCTGCCCGATACACAACGGGAAGGACAGGAACCTGAGACTGTACGACGGGGAGCGCGGATTCTACTGCTTCGTGTGCCATGCAAGCGGCGATGTCATCCGGCTGGTAAGGGAGACGAACAGCTGCGGGTGGATGGACGCTGTGCGGTGGCTGGACAGCGAATTTGGGCTGAACCTGCCGCTTACCGGGAAGACGGATCCATTCGCTAAGCGCCGCGCCAGATGGACGCGGATGGTGCGCAGGTGGAAGCGGGAGGAAGCCGAAGCGGAACGGGAACTGCTGGTGGAGACAAGCCTCGCCGCGATGGACTACGTCATCAGCCTGGAGAATACCATCGCAGACCACCGGCCACGGCGACCGGAGGATGACTGGGATGAGGAGTTCGCCAGGGCGGTGCGGGAGCTGCCGGAGGCACGGGAAACCGCCATTGCCATACAGATGGATCTGATGGAACTGAACAGACAAGGAGAGAGCCATGACGGATCTGAACAAAAAAGCGTTCCGGGCGGCGTTCGACCTGCTGGAAAAACTGGGGCTGCCTGATGACGTGACGGACAAGAACGCCTACTTCAGCAAGGCGGCTGGCGAGTGCAGCCTGTGTTTCGACCAGTACCGGGACAACCTGCTGGCGCGGGAGCTGATCCTCGGCGTGTACAGCTATCTGGAGAAAAGCGCGAAAGTGCGTGAGCCGGGGGTATGTGCCTTTCCGGGGAACGAAGACGGGAAGAACAAGTCCGATGAATAAACATACGCACTATACATGCGGGAAAGGAGGGATGCTGCCATGTCCGAAGCGGAGCAGCTGATTCCCTCGTGGTCACTGGAGCAGTACATGACGGAGGCACCGTATCAATGGCTGTACCAGTACAAGGACAACAAGTTCCTGCTCCAGCAGATGCTGGCGAGGGCACAGGTGCAGGCCAAGGCGGTGCATTTCCCCGGCTTTGTGAAGCTCTGGAACAGCTACGTGGAGAGCAAAAGCCCGAAGGCGACCATCCTGGGCGACTATGTGACGATGTTCCCGGAACAGCCGGTGCAGCTCCAGAGCGGGAAGTACATCTGCGATGAGCAGGGCATCTCCTACACTGGGCGGCTGGGCGACACGGTGGAGGTGTGCAGCCACCCGCTGATGCCGGTGAAGCGCATCATCGACGTGGACACCAACACGGAGAAGCTCGACATCGCCTACAGCCGGGGACGCGGTTGGAAGAACCTGATCGTGGGCCGGGAGTATGTCGCAAGCGCACAGAAGATTATCGGTCTGGCCCGGAACGGAATCGCCGTCAACTCGGAGAACGCGAAGGAGCTGGTGAAATACATCACCGACATCGAGAGCAAGAACTTCGACAACCTGCCGACGCAGCACAGCACCGAGCATCTGGGATGGCTCCCGGACGGGAGCTTCGCACCGTACTGCGACGGCGTGGTGTACGGCGGTGAGAGCACCGAGTTCGGCAGAATCTACAGCGGGCTGCGTGAAAACGGCGACCGGGACACCTGGCTCAGCATCGCCGGGGACGTGCGCAGGGGCAAGTCAGTGCCTGCCCGGATCGCGCTGGCGGCATCCTTCGCGGCTCCGCTGGTGAGCATCTGCGGGGCGCTGCCATTCTTCGTCCATCTGTGGGGGACACAGGGCTGCGGCAAGACCGTGGGGCTGATGCTGGCGGCAAGCGTCTGGGGCAACCCGGACATCGGCGCGGGGTACATCAAATCCTTCGGCGGGACCAAGGTATCCCAGGAACTGTACGCCGCCTTCTGCTCCAACGTGCCGGTGCTGCTGGACGAGCTGCAGGTCATCTCTGACCGGAAGATGTTCGACGATATCATCTACATGTTGTGCGAGGGCATGAGCAAGGGCAGGGGCGCGAAGGAGGGCGGACTCCAGCTGCAAAGGCGCTGGTCCACCTGCATGATCACGACCGGGGAGATGCCCATCGTGCAGAGCAATTCCGGCGGCGGCGCGGCGGTGCGAACCATCGAGGTCAACTACGGCGGCGAACCGCTCTTCGAGGACGCGCGTGGCGTGGCAAACACGCTGAAGCAGCACTACGGATTCGCCGGTAGGATCTTCGTGGAGGCGCTGAGAGACCCACAGACCGTGGAGGCGCTGCGGCAGGTGCAGAAGAGCTTCTACACCAAGCTGTCCGGTGACATCCAGGACAAGCAGGTGCTGAGTGCCTCAATCCTGCTGGCGGCGGACAAGCTGGCGGACGTGCTGATCTTCCACGACGGCAGGAGCCTGACCGTGGAGGATGTGAAGCCCTATCTGGTGACGCAGGAAGAAGCGGATGTCAATTTCCGCTGCTACCAATGGCTGATGGGCTACGTGACCTCCAACCCGCGCCGCTTCGACCCGGAGACGGACAACATGGGCGAGATGTGGGGAACGCGCAAGGGGCGGATCATCTACATCATCAAGCCCGTGTTCGACCGCCTGCTGCGCTCTGAGGGCTACTCACCGGGAGCCTTCCTGACATGGGCGAAGCGCAAGCGCCTGATCCTTTGCGAGGATTACGGCGAGGGCAGCAATAACCGGCGACTGACCAAGCGGGTGTCCATCGGCGGGCGTGCAACGGCGTGCGTCGCCGTGGTCGACGATGAGTACGAGGGCGATGACGGCAGGCCGACCGAACCGCTGGAGGAGCGCATCGACCGGGCAGCTCTGGCCCCCGTCGAACCGGATGATGACATGCCGTTCTGAGCGCGTTCCGGGGTCTGAAAGTGTTACGAAAATGTTAAATCGACCTTCCGAAGACCCCCAAAACGTACAAACGTGCAAGGAACGTACATGCCACAAAGCCATATGCCATAAGGGTTTGATGCCATTTGTACGTTTTGTACGTTCAAAATACACACACTATATACGCGAGAAAAAAATACACACGCGATGGGTAAAAAACAGAGTGACGCGCCTCACGCGCGTAAGCGTAAAAAAACAACGTACACAACGTACAAAACGTACAGAATGTAGATAAATCAATGGTTTGCGGGCACAAAAACATGTACGTTCGCCAAAAAACAACGTACAACAACGTACAAAACAGGAGTAAGAGGTGACGATATGAAAACGCTGACCGCCATGCCGCACAGAGAGGTGACGATATGAAAACGCTGATTGCCATGCCATGCATGGACACCATCCACACCGCGACCGTGTCCTGCCTGCTCGACCTGCGCAAGCCGCCCGGAACACGGGTGTGCCTCAAGGCGAACAGCCTGATCTACGACAGCCGAAACCTCATCAGTCTGACCGCCATCGAGGAGGGCTTCGACCGGGTGCTGTGGCTTGACAGCGACATGATTTTCCCGCCCGACCTGATGGAGTGCCTGGATTCGGACATGGACGAGGGGTACGATCTCGTGACCGCGCTCTACGTGAGCAGGCGGTTCCCCATCCGTCCCATCCTGTACCGGGATATCCAGCCGCCGGAGAACGGGAAGAAACGGATCGAAGAGTACACGGACTGCCCGAAGGACGCGCTCTTCCCGGTCGCCGGGTGCGGATTCGGAGCCGTGATGACATCCACCGAGCTGCTCCGCGCTGTATGGCAGCGGTACGGACCGGCCTTCGCGCCGTATCCGTGGGCGGGCGAGGACATCAGCTTCTGCTACCGGGCGAACGAGTGCGGGGCCGTGATGGCCTGCGACAGCAGCATCGACGTCGGGCATCAGGGGCTGATGATCTTCCACAAGGGCATGATCGATGACGCAAGCCAAAGGACGGATACAAACGACCGGACCGATGCGAAAGGGGGCGATTGAGACGAAAAGCACCGAATGGTGGCGGAGTACCAGCCAGCACATGTGGCGAACCTACTTCGCCATCCGTGCCGCCATCCAGAAGACCGGCGTCAAGCCAGGAGGCGGGGCCAGCGGGACGGTATACGGCATCTGTGAACGGATCTTCAATGAACGATTCACGAAGGCCGACCAGGACATCCTGCAGATGTACTACACCACAAGATGGGGCGATGACCTGTTCGCCGTGGAGGACTACGCATCAAAGCGCGGCCTCCATCCGAGCGTGGTGTGGATGGTCGTGCGACGGGCCAACCGCATGGTGGTGGAGGAACTGGGAATCCTTGACAGGAAGAGAGGTGACGACGAATGAGCGAAAACAAACCGACCGCGCCGTTGCTGGACATCATCGTGACGCACTATGATGAGCCGTGGGAAGTCGGGAGTGGGCTGTTTGAGATGCTCCGCCTGCAGCGAGGTGTCCGACCGCAGGACGTGCGTGTGACCATCATCCATGACGGGAAGGATATCCAAGCCGTCACGCCGGAGCAGATCGGGAACAGGTTCCCATTCGCCGTCCGCCAGGGATGGATCGAGCATGCGGGAATCTCAGCCGCCAGGAATACTGGCATCCGTCACGCGACCGCGCCGTGGGTGATGTTCTGCGACTGGGATGACCGTTTCACCAGCACCGACGCGTTGCGCATGTTCGTCGAGCGGATTGTGCGGGATGATGCGGACATGATCCAGGCGTGGATCGCGAACGAAACCGAAACGGACAGCGGCATCGAGACGAACGAAATCCGGGAAAATGACGTGTTCATCCACGCAAAGGCATTCCGGCGCGACTTCATCGGCCGGAACGGGATACGCTTTGCCGAGGACGTAGGATTCTCCGAGGATTCGCTTTTCTGCGACACCGTGCGGATCGCTATCAGACCGGACCGCGTCAGCACCATCCCCGTGAGCGTCTATCTCCGTACATTCAGGGCCGGGAGCCAGTGCCACAGCACGGAGCGGAACCTGCAGAACTGCATCTCCCTGTTCAACGCCCGCCGCCACCTGACCGACGAGTACCGCGACCGGAACTGCCCGCAGAATTACATGGCGAAAGTATGCCGGACAATCGCGGACTACTTCTTCGCAACCACCAGCCCGACCTACCCGGAGCCTGGGCGATTTCGCCAGATGGCAGCTGACTACATCCGGGACTACCTGCCCGCGCTGACCGACGCGTGCCTTCACCGACGGGACATCCTGGCGCTGGCGTATCTTGAAAGCCGGACCGAGGCCGTCCACAAGGGTATGCTCGATGTCGAACATGTCACGTTCTGGGAGTGGCTCCGTGTTATCCCGGAACGATACAAGGTCCAGGTGGACGTGGACGAGCTGGAGTACGGGACCGGGAACGGCGAACCAGCCGGAACGAGCGAACAGATACGGGCGGTCGATGGGCAGATTGTGACAATCGTGCCGATACAAACGAACGACGAACCAATGCAAACGAACGAACCGATACAAACGGGAGGCGATTGACTTGACCAGAACCAAGGGCACCAGCCGGATCAAAAAAACGGGTGCGCATGCAAATAGCCAGGCGGATCTGAACGAAAATACGCGACCGGGAAACCCGACCAATGCGACCGACGCAGCCACTCACACCGACGCGCTGATATCTCAGGACCAAGCCGCACAGGTCGTGAAAGAAAAACGCCATCGTAACCGGCCCGACCTCGCCAACTTCGGTCAGGAATACGTCCAACCAGGCGACAACGCACGATACATCCGCGAAGCACGCGTCTCCTTCGACGGCGGTCTGACCAGACAGCCCCTTCCCCCAATCGATATATCCGACCCGGAACAGGTCAAACAGCGCATCTCCGAATACCTCGACTTCTGCGAGGAACACGATAAAAAACCGTCACCGGTAGCGCTGGCTGCATGGGTGGGTGTGAGCAGAGAGACGCTGAATCTGTGGAAGAGGGGGGAGTATAGGAGCGAAACACACTTTGACGTGATAAAAAAAGCGATGGTTCTGATGGAAGAGATTTGGTACGACATGATGCAGAACGGAAAGATAAATCCTGCAAGCGGTATCTTCCTTGCGAAGAATATGTTTGGTTATAAAGATATAGCTGATGTGGTGGTTACTCCGAACAATCCTTTACAGGATATGGATGCGCAACAGGCAGCAAAACGGATCACGGATGCGATACCTGCTGATGATGGCGATGTAGAGTAATATATAACAATAGAGAATACGATGACGTCAAAACAACGTACACGGTAAAAATGCTGTGTGCGTTGATTTTATTACGGTTGCACTATATATATATTATTTATGTACGTTATAAATATATATATTACTCTTACGACGTGACAGGTTGCTTTTGCCTGTAAAATCCTCCCAGAAAATCAAAACGTACCGGGGGAGGGTATATAGGGGGCAACGGGTCGGAGCCGTGGCAGGGCAGCGGGCGGTCAGGTTCCCGGTCAGGGCGCGGATCTGTCGGTGGATTCGGGACGGTTCCGGGCGGATCCGTGATGATCCAGGCAGGGCACCAGGAATTTTTCCGGGCTGCTCCGTCTCCCTCTGTGCGCGGTGCGGAGCAGCTGTCGGTCGGGAATGGGCATCAATCGCGTCAGGATGCGCTGTGAGCGCCTCCAGACGTTCGGACGAATAAATCCTCATTTGCGCACAGAAGCTCTCAGAAGGGCTGTAGAGTGCCTTTACGCGTGTGCTGCTCTCTGATGATCGTTTCGGCGGAGATAAAACCATCTGACCGAATGGCGTTTTAACGGCGCTGGACGGCCTCTGACGGGCCGGAGGGACGGCGGACGGGTGAACGGTCACGGACGGGGCCGGAGGCGCTCAGAGTGGCACACAGGGCCGGAGGACGGCAGGACGGTCCAGGGCAAAAAGAAAAGCCCCGCCGGAGCGGGGCGGGACGGTTAAGGCGTTACTCGTTTTCGGTTATTTAATGCTCTGACCAGTACTCATCCCACAGTTCATTGACCGCATCGTGATCATCGGCGATACCGCGCTCGTCGATAATCCGGTTCAGTTCATTGGCAATCTCTTGCCAATTGTCCGGGATGTCAGATCCGAATGATTCAGCCGTGATGTAGTTTGCCATGGTTTGCTCCTCCTCTTCATTTTGTGGTCGTTGTGTGCATTGTAGCGTTTTCGGGGGACTTTGTCAACGGGGAGCGGTCAGATGGTGTGTGCGGGATCCATCCACCAGGCGATCAGGCGCTGCTGTTCATCATCCGGGACGCGGTAAACCTCAAACGATTTGATGTCCGCGCCGGTGCGATAGTAGGCCAGGGCGCGACCGGTAGCAGCGGGGTCCGGGAACAATTCAGCGCCGGGGCGGTCACAAACGAACACTGACTGTCGTTTGGTAGCTGTGCGTAGGCACACGATGGAGGACAGGTTTACTCTGATCGGGGTTGATATGACGGATGCAAGCAGGCATTGAGTCGCTGCAATCAGGTGGATGCCAGCGGCGCGTCCGATTTGACCGATGCGCTGAATAAGCGGGGACGCGTCCGCCTTACAGGTTGTAAGCAGGTCGGCCAATTCATCGATAACGACGTAGATCTGAGCGCCGCTCCAGACGCGTTCGCCCATCTGGTGCATGTGACGCAGCCGGTTCTCCATGATTTCGACGGTGGAACGGAGTAGCTTGAGCATTTCATCCGTTTCGTAGGCGTAGCCAATTGTGTGGGGGAGCTTCGACCATTGCCACAGTTCGGTGGTTTTCGGGTCAAGCAGGACGAATTCAGAGCGGGCCGGGGAGCCGTACAGCGCGGTGGCAACCAGCGAATTGATCAGGACGGATTTGCCGGATCCGGTGCTGCCGGCGATGAGCAGGTGCGGAGCGGCTAGCATTTTCTGGTAGAGATCGAAGGCGGAGCCGGACGGGGTGATGTATTGCATGGTTACTTCCTCCAGTTGGTCAAATCTGTGCAGTAGATGTCAAAGCATGCGCGACCATTGATAACGGCGCTTCTCCAGGTGATCACGCGGAGCAGGTCAGGATCCGTCACACTGGAGCGGGCTGCGTGGATGTGGAATTGGTGCGGCGGCTTTTTGTTTTCGCCGAAAATGTCAAGCCATGCTTTCTCGCAAGCGGCGCGGGCTTCCTGCGCGTTATTCGCGAACGTGTGGAAGACATAGTGCTTTGTGAGGTGTTCGCGGACGTGCTGCGTATCAAACAAAACGACGTAGATTTTCGGGGTGGATTGCCTTTTCATGGTGTCTTCCTTCCTGCCCGCGTACAATGCCCACGGGCGGGCTGCTGGTTGTTATGATTCGATGGTATAAACCGACCGGAAACCATTGTCATATGAAACGGTGATTTCTATAAAGCCATTGTAAAGCTGGCGGCGCTTGATGGAACGGATCCACGAGCATTTTTCAAGTGTTTTGGACACAATTTCGTGTGCAAGCTTTGTATAGACGTGCTCTCTGTTCGTGCTTGTGTAACGGGGAACGTAACTTCTTCCCTGTTTTTCCTGGAACGTGACGGAAACGGTGTTGGCAGTGTTTTCCATGATGATTCTCCCTTCTTTGCTGTTGGTGTGGTTGTGCGCGTTGCGATGGCTGTTAGTCGATCCAGCGCGCAGCCTCTACGATTTCGGAGCGGATTTCGTCAACGGTCGGCAGCTTGCCGTCGTTGTGTTCCATCCAGAATTTGACTGAAGCGTCGCTCTCAAAAATGAGATCGGGGGCGTTTTCGGGGCTGGTGTCAATTTCGCCGGTGTCGATCATTTCGGCAACCTGTGAGCGGATCTCATCCATGATCCAGGCGTTGATGTCAAAGTTTGCCATTTTTACATCCTCCCATTTTTTGGTGCGGTTCCCTGCTCCGCTCCGCTTGTGGTGTGAGCGGAGCGGAGCGGAAACAATGTTATTGATTCATCACGACTTCACAGAGCTTGCCGTATAGCGGATCCTTTTCAGCGTTATAAGCTGTGCTGTGCTCCAGGAACAATACATATTCATACGTAGCACATACTCCACAGCGCTCACAATGCTGGTTTTTATCAATCCCACATTTGCATATATAGACTGTTTTTCCGATCTCCCTTAATGTGTAATACGTGTTAATGATATAATCACAGTGTCCGAAATTGATACCAATTTCCGGAATGATGCTTTTGACAATGTTTGCATTTTTGAGATTGTCAAACAATGATTCGTAGCATTTGCATTTGGTATAAGTCCAAAACCGGATAGATGGAAACATTTTCGCAATGTCCAGCCACATTTTGGAATATTCGGAGCTGTTTTCTGTCATGAAATCACCACTTGCATGGATACGGACTTCTCCGCGTCCAATATATTCCAATTGTGCCGTGATTGCGCGCTTGACAAAGTCGATATGGTTATTGACAAGATATGTATTTATAGCCATTGACTGCTTTGCTGTGTGCTGTGTATAATGCCCTGTTGTCGCATAGCAGCCAACGCAATGACACGGACATGTTCCGCGAATGTCCATTGCTACACCGTTAATCTTGACATGGAAAATTTTGTTTGTAGGAAGAAGGGAAAACGTCCAAACGTGTTTACCTACTTTGCTGTTCCCTTGTTTCAGTAATTCGCGGATTTTTCCGATCGGAGATGTGATATATTTTCCGTCGAATTCGATACCGTACTTTTTGTAGATGTCCGCCTTTGTGATCCGTGCCATTGTCTTTTGCCTCCCGTTTTTCTGTCCGTTCTTGTGTGCCTCTTGTTTACGTAAACATGATAGCATGGTTTTACGTATCTGTCAATAGTAAAATCATGAAATTACGTAATTTTTTTTGAAATTGTGGCTACTGAAATTTTTTCTTCATTATATACGCGTTACGCGCAAGTTTTCGCGGGCCTCCCGTTTTTGATTTTTGGGGGATCGCACAAAGCGCTTTTTGTGGTTGCGTTTTGTTTTTTTGGTGCTGGACATCATGGGACAATTTTTGGGGGATCGTATCCAGGCGTTACGCCAAAATTTTACAGCATGGATATAGTACAATAAATACAGTAAAATCATAATAGATAAAACATATAACAATTGCAATGTAAAATATTTACAATGCACTCTTGCTGCTGGACAATATAATAATTATGGTTTTATTATTGCAAAGGATATATCGTATATCTATTATATAATTATATATACCCCATGGGGAAAACGTTTTCGCTCCTGGGGGATCATGTAACCCCTCTCCGCACCCCAAAAAATAAAAAAGATTACGCAAAAACACCTTGACAAGTATTCGTATTTGCGATACAATGTGCATGGGAAGGAACAAGAAGACGCGAAAGCGAGGGGCATCTGAATGGAAAATGTTGTGGCGTATTGCCGGGTATCGACAGACGGGCAGACAGGGGAAGACAAGTTCGGCATCGACTCGCAGAAGCAGATCATCATGCAGTACTGCGAATCGCACGGGATGCAGATTTCCGGGTGGTACATTGACGAAGGGATATCTGGCGTAGAGGAGTCCCGTCCGGCGATGGACGAGCTGCTGTACGGAGAGATCAAGAATCCGCCGGTTTCTGCGGTGATAACTGCGAAGAGTGACCGGATGGCCAGGAACATAAAGCTGTATTTTTACTACATGATGCTCCTGGAGAAGAAGGGCATCCACCTGATCAGCGCGACGGAAGAGGTTGTCAATGACGAGACCGGGCTTGGAAACGTGTACAAGTCGCTGATGTTGTTTGTTGCGGAGCAGGAACGGAACAATATCACAAGACGCACATCGGGCGGCAGGAGAGTAAAGGCATCGCAGGGCGGATACAGCGGCGGGCGGCCTCCATACGGATATGAGCCTGTAAACGGGCGGCTGCAGATTGTCCCGGAGGAGGCAGAGGTCGTTCGTATCGTTTACGCCGAAAAGGAAAAGGGAACAACATACAAAGACATCTGCGGGATTCTCAAGAGCGCCGGTAAGAAGAGCAGGAACGGGTCCGACTTCTCCATCAGCACACTGCAGAGCATTCTTGAAAACAAGCCGCTGTATCAGGGGATGTACCGATACGGGAAAGGCACGGAGTGGGTGAAGGGGCAACATGACCCCATCCTTTGACCCGTGAAAAATCGCCCAAAAATCAAAAAAGGCCCATTCGCGGAGGCGCGGATCGGGAAATCATTCTGGAAAGTCAATTACATCATATAGCCGTCAAATGACGAGATTAGAGCGTTATTTGGCGGCATTGTATTTTTACTGGTGAGAATGATCTTTGATTTGCGGCTTTGTGTTTTTACGGATTAGAATGAAGCGTTATTTGGCGGTGTTTACATTTATATAACGAAACGATTCAAACGGAGGCGACGGATTAGAATGACCGAATTAGAGCGCATTGAAGCGTACATTGCTAAAAACCCGGATGACCCGCTTGCGTACCACGACGCGGTGGCGGTGTTCAACGGGCACATTGAGGCTGGGGAGACGGAATGGCACGGAATAAATGCAGATTTCCGCAAAAAAATCGCGAGTGCGATCCGGCGTATGGCAACGGAGGGGAAGCCTGGACTGGAGAAGATGAACGAGCTGTATTATCAGAGCTTGCTCATGGACGCGAAGGTGTCTTTGGACGCGTATATGCAGTATGTGGAGCGCGACAGGGAGCCTGAGAGACGGTTCTACCTTCCGAGGCGGAAGGTGCTGAGACCAATCGCGGAGGATCTGGTCCGGCTGGCAAACGGAGAACTCGACCTGCTGACGATCTCGCTGCCGCCTGGAGTCGGGAAGAGCACGCTGGCGATTTTCTTCCTGACATGGCTCGGCGGGAAGAACCCGGACAGTCCCATCCTGTCGTTCAGCCATGACGCTGGGATTGTGCGCGGGATGTATGACGAGATTCTGCGCATTGTGAGCAAGGACGGGGAGTACCGGTGGACGGATGTTTTCCCGGATGTGAAACTCGTCAACACGAACGCGAAAGACCTGCGGATTGACCTCGGTTCCAGGAAGAGGTTCGAGACATTCCAGTTCTCGTCGGTCGGGGCGGGCAACGCAGGCAAACTGAGGGCCGCGCAGCTGCTGTTCTGCGATGACCTTGTGGAAAGCCTGGAGCAGGCCATGAGCAAGGAACGGCTTGACAAATTGTGGATGCAGTACAACACGGACATACAGCAGCGAAAGACGGGTGAATGCAAGGAACTGCACATCGCAACCAGGTGGAGCGTCCATGACATCATTGGGAGGCTGGAGCGGCAGGAAGCGGACTATCCGACTGGCAAGGCGAAGTTTGTGCGGATTCCGGCGCTGGACGAGAACGACGAGAGCAACTTCGACTATCCGGGGATTCACGACAAGTTCACGACGGAGAGATACCACAAGCAGCGGGAAACGATGGATGACGTGAACTGGCGGGCGCTTTACATGAATGAGCCAATCGAGCGCGAGGGGCAGTTGTATCACCCGGATGAGCTGCGGCGGTTCTTTGAACTGCCGGAGCAGACGCCGGACGGTGTGGTGGCGGTGTGCGACACCAAGGCGAAGGGTGATGACTACTGCTTCATGCCGATTCTATACGTGTATGGAAATGATGTATACGTGGCGGACTGCATCTGCGACAACGGCGATCCCGGAATTGTCGAGGAACGTTTGGTTCAAATCCTGCTGAAGCACAAGGTGACGGAAGCGCAGTTTGAGAGCAACAGCGCTGGATGGCACATTGCGGAAAAGATCCAGGAGCGGATCAGGAAGGCCGGCGGAACCACAAGGATTGTGACGAAACCAACAACCAGCAACAAGGAAACCAAGATCGTGCTGAATGCACCGGCGGTCAAGGAAAGATGCCTGTTCCTGGATACATCCAAGTACAGACCAAACTCGGACTATGGCAAGGCAATGGGGATGCTGACGAGCTACACGATGGCGGGCCGGAACAAGCACGACGATGTGGCGGACGGCATGGCAATGGCGGTGCTGTATCTGGAGGGAAAGACAGTCAGGAAAGCGGAAATCATGCGGAGGCCGTTCTGACTGGCAGCATCATAAACGCAATATATACATTGCAAATATAACAATTCTGCGCGAACAATCCCCAAATCTTGTGCCGATGCACCAGCAGAAATACTATATATTGACAATCCACGCATATGGATGTATAATATATGCGAGAAAGACCCGATGCGGTCTTGTAAGGCGCTGAGTAGCGAGAAATGCTACCCGGCGCTTTGCTTTTTGGGCCGGTGGACAGACGGAGGTGAGACAGGCATGGCGGACGAGAACGTGGTGACCGAACCGGGACAGCCAGAGAACGTCGAGGTTGAGGTCGCCGGGATCAAGAACAGCAACGAGAACACCTACACTCAGCCTGTTTCGCCGGACGGGATGCACGGTCGGCGGCAGATCTTCACCAACGAGGAGCGGATCACGGACGGGAACGTGCTGGAGGTGCTGAACAAGGCGCTTCCGACGCACCTGCGGAACCGTAGGGAAATCGACTACCTTGAAAAGTACATGCGCGGCATTCAGCCGATTCTGCACCGGGTGAAGCACTACAACGCCGAGATCAACAACAAGATCGTGGTGAACATCGCCAACCAGATTGTGACGTTCAAGGCCAGCGAGTTTGCCGGGGAGCCGATCCAGTACGTGAGTCGGGGGAGCGACAACCCGGAAGTGCCGGATCTGGTGGCACGGCTGAACGACATGATGCTGAGCGAGGGCAAGCAGACAAAGGATCTGGAGCTTGCGCACAAGATGTTCACGTGCGGTGTCGGCTACCGGCTGACCTTCCACAATCGAAATGCGGTTCCGGGCGACTATCTGGATGAAGCGCCGTTCGAGACATATGTGACGGACAGCAAGAACAGCTTC